ATGTAAACGTCTGCTGCGTACCAGGGACCTGGTTGTACTCGTCGTCCATCTTCCAGATAACCACCTTCCAGTTGGTCTCTTTCTTCCCGCCGAGGCTGGACTGAGTATGCAGCCACAGCTGAGTTGACTCGACCGGGGAAAAGAACGGCCCAACCACCAGCGCCTCGTTATCGTTAAGGATGAATTTCGTGGTGTTGATCGTGGCATTCGCCGGGATGTCCTGCGGCCCCTCCAGCTGGTTCATCGTAAACGTGTACCAGCGCACCGGGTTAACAACCGCGCCGTCGTTTGTTTCAACGGCTGAGATCAGCGTTCCGGAGAATGTCGCATCGGTAGTAACAGTTCCGGAGGCCGTGCTGTACGTCACGTTGATGGTGAAAGTCACCGCGTGCGGCAGCACCAGCCCCATGAAATAGTCAAACTCAGACTGCTTGACGATTTTCATCGCTATCTGTCCGCCGGAATACGTTCCGCTGACAACCGTATTTGCCGTTGCTGTTTCGATCGGGAAGTCGCTGGCTTCGTTCTGACCGGGAACCTCCTGACCGTCAACGTCATCGAATCCGTACCCCTCAACGATCTGCGGGATAACTTCGCCAGGCTGGAAGAACTGGAATTCGGCACCGGCCAGTGAACCGAGGCTTGATTCTGAGTAGCGCACGGACTCGTAATCGTATTTGCCGATCCCGATGCACATCCATTCAGTGACGTACTTCAGGCCGCCGTCTGTGGAAGTCTGGTGTACGTATTCGAATACCGACTCCTGAATCAGATCCGGGAACGAACGAATCTGCCCGTAAATGTCCGGCTTTGCCTTGTAAACGCGAGCGGTATTTGTCTGACCGGTCAGGCTATTGTTGGGCGAGTCGACGGTATTACCGCCGCTGTTCGCGATTGCCGGCTTCGGCGCCAGGAACGAAAACACCTGGCCCACCACTTTAAAGATCGGGCTCAGGATGTCGCCGACAATGCCCTTTGGCTGGTCGAATATCTGGATATGGTCCAGCTCACTCAGTTCAAACGCCAGCTCATCATCGTCGCCCAGCTTTACGCCGTTGCGGACGATCAGCAGATCGCGGTGAAAGGTAGCGTCATTGGCCGCCAGCCAGTCATAAAAAAGGGTGCCGTTTGGCACCCTACAACGCAGCTTAGGCGTTCCTGGAAAATTCGATATCGCAACCAGCGCCATATTCGAAAATCTCCACTTTGGTGAATGCCCGCTGAATGACCAGCAACGAGTCCATGCGCACGCTTCCGTTCTCTCCACGCGAGTGCAGCGCCTGCCGGTTCAGTACCAGGCCAACGTGCGCCGGTTGCGCGCCGCGGTACCCGACAAATATCCCCCCGTCGACCGGTTTATCGACCTTGCGCCAGAAAACGACGTCTCCCTGATAGCAGGTGAAGAAATCCTCCCCGGCTTCGTAACCCGGCGTCTGGTGCAGCTCAATGTCGAGCACATGTCGGTAATACAGCACAACCAGCCCCCAGCAATCAGTCTTTTCGAATGAGCAGGCGCGGTTAGACCACGGCACGCCGATCATCCTGCTGATAAAATCAGAGGTACTGAAGCCCCGTGTATTCGACTGGATCATATGGTTGGCCAATGTTGTTATTTAGCGGGTTTGTCATTGATAAAGTAACTGATGCGTTATCTGAAACAACATCGACAGTTTTTACAAATAATGTCCAATTCTTCATTGGCGTAGAGGTATCAACTCTATCGAAAACCTGACGAGTTGCCGTGATAGGCGACAGCCTGGAAACACCACTCCACTTCTTCATCAGCGTTTTGATATCTGAAGACAGTCGCCCAAGCTTCACCGTTGCGTCGATTACCGGAGTTCCGCTCTGCTGGCTCTCTTCGATTTCAAACCGCGCAGGCGTGTACGTCTGGCCGCCAAGCGTCTTCGGGAAGAACTGTTTGTCGACGAGGCGGACGTAACCAAAGGAGGGGTGATAGAACGTGATGGTGTTGTAACAGCCGCTAATCGGGCGCTTCTGATTATATTCACGATATGAAGGCATCAGGGAACCCTCGGAAGACTTTCTGGATCGCGTCCGTCCGGATAGCCAGTCACCACGATATCAAGCACTGAAGGCCACGGCGGCGGCAGCTCAACAATTACGTCGTCAAACTCGTCGTCAGCGTTGTACAGATGGTTGGCAATAACGGTTCCTGTCCATGTCACCACCCCGCCGTCGATACTGGTTTGCACCGGCATCTGCGTGAAGTGAAGCTCCTGCAACTGGAGACCACTGCCGCCCAGATTGATATTCATCCTGAACCAGTTCAGGCCCCGGTTGAGGTAGTTCGGGCTGCGTAGCCACTGCTGGAAGGCGCGTTCCTGCGCCAGAGTGAATATCCACGTCAGTGACCAGGTCACTTTCAGATCGTCGGTTTGATTCTCGAAGATAGCCGGACCGACCGCTGGCTGATCGATCTGAAAACCGGTATCGAGAGTCATGTTTTTGCTGGCCTTCTGCGCCAGCGGCAGCCAGTCGGGATAGTCGATAATTGGCATCTAAACTCCAGGCATTAAAAAACCCGCCGGAGCGGGTTTGCTTAATCAACAAGCCGGGGCCCGGTTGGTGCCTCGTAGATATTGATTTTTATGTCAACGATTTCGCCATTATTGGTAAATTCCAGCTCTTCTCCAGCAGGCGTTATTCCCTTGATTGTTGATCCATCACTTAGAGTAAACACAAACTCGACCGCTCTGTTCGGGCGTATCCTGTGTGGTTTACCTATCTCAGTTGGTATTGAATGCACTTCGCCCGGCTCAATAACCACGTAAATCTCCTTATCCCTGACCGTTCGGGGTTCTTTTCACGTTGAAATTACTGGTTATACCCTGACTTATCGGGCCACCATTATTCAAATCCGCGATAATTGTAGTGAGGGTAATGCTACCATCTGAGTTCACAGTTCCCTGAGAATCAACGGTAGCAGAGGTGTAATTCTGCACGATATTGTTGATTATTACACCACTCCCACCCTGCATATCCTTGTTGCTGATCACCTTGCCGTTGTCGCCCGGTATCATGTACTGCTTACCGGTACTGGCCTGGTAAATCTCCGGCTTCCCTCGCTCACCAACCTGATACATGCTTCCTGCTGACACAGGTCCGCCATTGTACCTGGCCCCAGCCAAAGCCAGCCCTTGAGCAAGCCCAACGGTAGATGCAATACCAGCCATCGCAGGCGCTGAGTTTGCGCCAAAGGATGCCAGGCTGGCCAGCGCTGCGGCTGGAGCCCATGCGGCCGCCGTCGTGGTAGCCATACCGACAGAAGCAGCGGTAGAAGCTGCGCCCAATGTCTGACCGATAATGAAGTTTTTGAGAGCCTCAACTCCAACCTGGACTAGCGCATTTACCACGCTATTCAGCATCGTGTTACCGAGTGAGCGCATAGCATCCTGCGCTGACATCGTTCCGGTGATCAGCCCGGTTATGACGTTTGATGCGTTTCCGCCAAAGGCATCCACGGCACTCGTTAGCATGCCGAAGCCGATATTCATTTGGCTTAATTCTTGCCACTGAGCCTCAAGTCTTTTTTGGCGATATTGCTCCTCAATGGTGGCCCTTACAGCCTCTACCTCAGCTATTTTCTGAGGGTAGAGCGTTGCGTACTGGTTGAGTTGCTCCATCTGCTGCTGAAATTGACTTTCAACTCCAACCACAGGAGAAGCTTGGCTTTGTAGGTTGCTGAAGTTGGACTGCGCAGCCTGCTTATCTCTTTCTGCCTGGGCTTGCTTTTTCAATGCTTCAGCGGTATCCAAAGCCTGTGCTTTGTAGTCTCTTGCCTTCTGTCGCTGTTCATCCGTTGCATCGGCACCAAGAGACATCTCTGCCCTTAGAAGTTGCTGCTCACGTGTTAATTCACTGGTTGAACCTGCTGCAAGGACAGATTCTTGCCTCATGGCTTCCAGCTTTTCGTTTATCGACTCCTGCGCTTTAGCGTACTGCTCTGCTTCTTTCTGTGTCGCAGACTTTCCGCCTTTCGTTTTAGAACCACCTGAAGTGGCGATGGCTTTTATTTCGATAGGCTTAGTAGCTGCTGCTGTTTTCTGAACCGCATCCCAACCGGCGCGAGAGGCCTTCTCCCACGCTTCAGCTGTAAGTTGCGCGGATTTCTCCTCGTTCTCTTTCTGCCAGTCACCAAAGCCAAGCCAACTCCATGTTCTCGCTCGCTTGGCGTACATTTCGGCTTCAGAGCGCAGATCTGCTATTTGCTGACTGGCGGTAGCGGCCTGCCCGGTAAGCCTGCCAATGGCAACAGCAAGAGAATCGATAACCAGAACCATCCCGTTGCTAGCCCCTGTAGCCTGGTTAATATTATCAACCATGGTCAGGAAAGAGTTGGTGAGAGCGGTATTAGCCTGCGAAAGCGTGCGCGGGAGTTTCTCGAACTCTGCGTTTACTGAGCCGGTTTGTTTCTGGATGGCGTTAAGAGCATCTTCTGCCGTCAGTTTCCCGTCCAGCATCAGCTGACGAAGTTCTCCAATGCTTACCCCCATCCCGGCGGCAATCTGGCGCGCCAGTTCAGGCATTTGTTCAAGGATGGAGTTGAATTCCTCAGCCCGGATAGTGCCAGAGGAGATCGACTGGCCGAACTGACGAAGAGCATTAGCCATTTCCTCGGATGAGGAGCCACCAATACGCCCGATTTTCTGAAGTGTTTCGGTGAGCTGAATGATCTGGCCGTTCGTCGCGCCGGTATCGCGCAACGCGGTGCTGAGGGTCTCCCACAGCTTCGCTGTATCCTGTAGCGAACCACCCGTTGCCGAACTGATACGCATCAGACTCTGCATAGTCTGCGAGGCTGTCGCTGCACTACCAGTAAGTCTCTCTATACGAGCGTTGAGCTGGCTCATGTTGTCAGCAGCAACGAGGAATGCACGCCCCCAGTCAACAACTATCGATGCAGCTATGGCCCCGGCAACTTTGTTTATGCTGGTCTGGAGTTGGTCAAACTTACTGGCCGCTTTTGACGCTCCGCCACTCATCTTCTCAAGGCGCTCATTTACTTTGCGCTGGGCCTCAATCAGATTCGCAACATCCATCTGCACCTGATAGACGATATTGCCTACTTGTTCCTCACCAGCCATTGATATTTCTCCTGTGGATTATCCCACGCAATAGCCGGGAGTTATTTCTTCGCTGCGGCCCTTCTTGCCGCCTGTTTAGCCAGAAAATCATCAGCAACTGCGCTGTATTCTTCTTTGGTTAGGCCTTTCTGGTCCGGATATTTCTCTGACAGCAACGCCTGAAATTCAGTCATGGTCAAACAACGCGCTTCATCCAGGCTTATGTTGAAGTGGATCCTTGCTGCGTTGATGTATTCAATGGCGTTAAATTCTGTAGTACCGCCTGATGATTCATGGCGCTGGAGTTTTCGCGTCTTGGCTTTCCCTGTTACGCCATGCTGTAAAAGATGCTGAGCAAAGATGACAATATCTGACTGAGGCATGAGACCGGGCGAATAAGAAAGCTTTCCTTCAACCTCATCCCATTGGCCAACAATCGGCGTTAAATCTTCGTCTGAGCACGCCTGTAAAACATCCATGGCTTTTGCTAGCAGGCGATCTGAAACCCTGCGCAT